ATGTTAGATTTACTCAAATAGTTAGCGGTGCAATAATTAAACAACTATTATATAGTGAAGCATTAACTAGTGATTGTTTAACTAAAGCAACTAAATTTATAGGATAGGAGGCGATATAATGAAAATATCAAGCGGAGTAATGGCAAGTGCTATGAAAACAAACGATATACAAATTGAGGCACACGAAAGAGTACCATATTTCAAAATTGAAGCTATCACTAGTAGGAAAGCTTTATGTGACGGAGATATTAAAGACAACTTTTATACTATAGAAATTAGCGAACAATTGTATGTAAAGATGAATAGCACACATAAAAACAATGATGGAACATTTAGCGGTAAAGAACCTACATACTCATCAAACATGCTAGTTGAGACACAAAAGTTATGGGTTGATGAATTAGGAGTTGAAAATTTAGTATCACCGAGCGATTTTGAATTATTAATAGAAACTGCTAAGGAAGTGATATAATATGAATATTAAAACAATAACAGAAGTAACAACAGAACCAGTAAGCCTTGCAGAAGCAAAACTACATTTAAGATTGGATTCTGAATATTTAGCAGATGATATAATAACATATCAAACACTAACACCTGCGAGCAGAGTAGCAGCGACTTACGATGGAACAGGAATAGACGTACTAGGTAAAAATACGTTAGTTAATATAAATTCTGGTATTAATCAAGCTACAGGAACAGTTGATGTCGATATTGAGGAAAGTGATGATGATATAACTTACACGTTATGGCATACGTTTACACAAATAACAACTGCTAACGATAATGCTATATATGAAAAGCAATACACAGGAACAAAACAGTATATAAGAGCAGTTGCAATAGTAGAAAATGCAGAATGTGTTTTTTCAGTAGACGTAGTAGTAAGTGAAAATGCAAATGTTGAAGATACATTAATAAGTGCATTAATAACAACTGCAAGAGAATATTGTGAAACATTAACAAGAAGAGCGTTAGCAACTCAAACACTTGAATTAATACTTGATGATTTCTATTGCAATTATATAGAATTACCAAAATCACCAGTTCAAAGTGTAACAAGTATAAAATACAAAGACGAAGATGGGGTTGAGACAACTTGGTCTACAGATGAGTATATTGCAGACGTTGATAAAACCCCTGCACTAATAGTACCTAATACTGACTATGATTTCCCAATATTCTCACCATATCCAACAGGAGCGGTTAGAATAAGGTATATAGCAGGTTATAGTGATTTTGGTGTGATTATACCTAAATCGATTAAACAAGCCATGTTGCTACTCATAGGACATCTTTATGAGAACAGAGAAGAGACAATCTCACGAACACTTGAAAAAATACCACTAGGGATACAATCACTCTTAGCAAACTATAAAATAACGGGGTGGTAAAAATGCAAGCAGGTAGACTAAGACATAGAATAGCAATACAGAAGCAAGTAACAACTCAAGATGAATATGGAGAAGCAACCAAGTCTTTTGTTGATGCGTACACATCAATATCAGCAAGTATCGACCCAATAAATGGGAAAGAGTTTTTTTCAGGAGATAAATACAATTCAGAAGTATCACACAAAGTAACAATAAGATACAAATCAGGTGTATTACCTAAAATGAGAGTTGAATTTGGAAGTAGGCATTTTGACATTAAATACATAACTAATTTTGAAGAAAGAAATATATTTTTAGAATTAGCATGTAAAGAGGTGATATAAATGATAGAAGTATTAGGAATAAGAGAGGTTAATAAACTCTTTAAAAAACTAGATAAAGTAAGTCAATCAGTAGTGACAAGAGCAGCAAAGGCAGGGGCTAAAATAGCTCGTGATGATGTCAGAACTAACGCACCTGTAGGAGATACTAAAAAACTAATTAAAAGTATTAAAATGAAAGCCGAAAAACGTAAGCGTATGAAAAAAGTTTATGACATTAAGTTTGTAGGCGAAGGATTGGTTAAAATAAGTAAAGATAATAAGCGATCTTTTTATCCCATTTCACAAGAATATGGTTGGGTAACTCAAACAGGCAAAAAGGTACAGGGTAAAAGATTCTTACGAAATGCAATAGATAACAACAGAGAAACTATTAAAAAAGTAGTACTATCAACTATGGTATCTGAACTAAAGAAGGTGAAGTAATGAATATAGAAACTGGGATAGTAACAGCATTACAAACAATATCTGGATTGGGGGTGTACCCTAGTTATGTTCAGGAAGGAAGAGTTACACCATATGTAGAGTATGCCAAAACAAACATAGATTATGACAGAAGCCTTGAACGTGTAGCATCAATGCTTAACAACGATATGTTTGAATTTAATGTCATAACTGATACAAAGTCGCAACTTGTTACTTATGGTGATGCGATCCAAGACAAATTATTAAGTTTGTGGAATACTACAGTAGGTGGAGAATACATACAAGATGTAGAAATATTAAATAGGCTATCGAAATATGAGGCTGATATAAATAAACATGGCGAAATAATGGAAGTAACGATCTCTTACTAGCCAAATAAAAGGAGGAATTACAATGGCAAGAGCAACTAAAGGTCTAGGAACAACAATTAGTATCGGAGGCGTAGCGATAGGTAATCTTACTGATATAAACGGTACTGATATGTCAACAGAAACAATGGAAGTATCAACACTAGATTCAACAACTAAAGATTATATAACAGGTATAGACGATTCAGGCGAAGTAAGTATAAGTGGATTCTTTGAACCTGGTAATGCAGGTCAAGCAGCGTTGCAAGCAGCAAAAGCAGGACATACAGAGGACACTTATATAATTACATTCCCTGCATCAATGGGAGCAACATTCACATTTACAGGACTTGTAACAAAAATAACTACAGGAGCAGGAATGTCAGACCCTGTAAGCTTTGAAGCTACTCTATTAGTAACAAGTACAATTACTACAGGAACTACTCCATCAACAGGAGCAAGTGCATTAGTAGTTACACAAGTTGGAGGAGCAGCATTAACAGCAGCATCATTTGCACCTGATTTTGCAATTGGAACTTTAAATTATTCTGTACAGTTCACAACTGAATCAGCATATGCAATTAAAGTTACAGCAGCAACACACACGATTAAATTATACATTGATGATGTATTTATCGAAACTTTAACAAGTGGAGCAGAATCAGCATCAATCGCACAAGTAGCAGCAGGAAGTAAGAGTTTGAAAGCTATATGTTACGAGGTAGGTAAAACACCTAAAACTTATAATGTAATGGTATCAAAAGTGAGCTAACATACTGGGCGTTCTTTAACGCCCTTTTAATTTTAACCTAAACTGGGAGGTAACACAATGAATAAATACGTACCAATAGAATTAGATAAAACAAGGAATTTAAAGATGGGATTAAGAGCGATGTCACTGGTAGAAAATGCCTTTGATATGCCTTTTGCAAAGATAAAATTTGAAGAATTAAAACTAGAAGAATTAATGATAGTATTACATGCAGGATTAGTACATGAAGATGAAAAACTAACACCAAGTAAAGTAATGGATATAATGGAAGAATTTGGAGATATAGAAGCGATATTTAAAGATTTAGTTAAAGCAATTAACTTAGGGTTTGCGAGAAAAAACGTACAGAGAGCAACAAAAGCGAAGAAGTAGAACTTGAAAAAGCTGACTTTGATGAAATGCAAGTTTTTGCGGCTCAAATAGGAATAAAATTATCTGAATTCTGGAACATGACGTATTCAGAATTCAGTATATATGTAGATGCATATAAATTAAACGAAAAAAAGGAATTACAAAAAATAATAATGCAATCATGGTATACCGCAGTATGGCAACGTTCAAAAAAGATAGAGCCACTAGAAGATATATTAGAAAATTTAGAAGAAAAAACAGACGAAAAATTATTAAATAAGATGAATAAATTATTAGGTAAGTTAGGAGGTTAAAATATGGCAATAGCACCAGTAAGAAATGTCGTGATTAGAGTAGGTGCAGATACACGAAACTTAAACAAAAGTTTAAAATCGGCACAAGCAACAATGAAAGGTTTTGGCAGTAAAATGAAAACTGCAGTTAATTTTGCTAAGTTATATGTAGGATTTAAAATAT